CTTATTCATTAAGAACGAAAGCCTTTGAGCCAATAGAACAGCCAGAGATATTTAAATTATTAGAAGCACCTAATAAATTAACTACACACACATTATTCATTCAATCAATACTAGGTTATTATTGTTTGTTAGGGAATTCTTATTTAAATAAATTAACAATAACAGGTAACGCTGATGCGTGTGCTGCCTCATTGGAAGTACTACCTGCACATATTGTAAAAATAATATTAGGAGACTCAACCAACCCGATAAAATCATATACGATTGAAAATTTTTATGATAAAAGTTTTAATATACCGCCGGAAAATGTTTATCATTTCAAAACATTTAATCCAAGCGTAGAGCAAGGGCAGTTTTTATATGGAGCTCCGCCATCAATTTATCCTACGTTAACGAAGTCAAACGATAGCTACGAAGCAGCCTGTTCTTTAATACAGAATTTAGGTGCTATCGGAATCTTATCGAGTGGCAATGATGACACGATAGACCCTGTTACAACGGAGAAAATGGAGAAGAAATATTTAGAGCGGTTTGGAGGTGCTAAAAATCGTGGAAAGGTTTGGATGGTAGGTCATAAAATGGATTGGCAAAATTTAGCACAATCAATTGTTGATTTAGATTTGATACAAGGACAGGAACAAGACTTCTTAACATTGTGCCGAATATTCAACGTAGATAGTAGGATAATGGGGTATGTAAAGGGGTCTACTTTTAGCAATATGGCAGAGGCGAGAAAAGATTTTTTACAGAATAGAATCTTGCCTTTGATGTATATGATAACAGAGGGATTAAACAAGTTTATTATCCCTGCATTTTCGGAGAAAGATAAAAAGAATTATTATCTAGATATCGATACTGATATTATTCCTGAATTGCAAGAGGATATGAATGCACTTTCTTTACGTTTGCAGAATGAAATCAAATGTGGGCTGATTACTCCTTATGACGCTTCGAGAATGCTTGGTTATCCAGAATTGACTGATGAAGCTTCAAAGAAGTTATATATGCAAAGCGGATTAGTCCCATTGAGTAATGAAAATAAAGAAATAAATATTTAAGATATGAAATTAGATTATAAAATTGGAGAAATCCCTGTCGAATTTGTTCAATCAAATTTATCTAATTATCAAAAAGATATTATCGAATTAAAATACCACATCTATAAAAGGTTTACTACCCTTATAGCACAAGGGAAGTCAAAGATGGATGCCTACCAAATAATTGGAGAAGAGGTATGTTTAGAATATAAGACTGTTCAGATTTTATATTTAAACATAGATAAAAAATATCGGAAACAAGAAGTATAAAAAACATCAAACATAAAAAGCTATAATTATTTTTATTTTTGTTTTAATAAATTATTAAGACAAAGATATGCCTTTCGCAAATGAGCATTCCAGTAGATTAGTAGACCCGAAAGAATTAAATTCTCGTAGTGGATTTGAGTCTATTCGTCGTACACATGGTAGCGGTAAAGGGAAGATACAAGGAGTTTCTATCCCTGCAACCATTGATGTTATTTGGTACGTATATAAGAATGCTGACGTAATTGCCCAGACGTTGCGTTTTCCTATTGAACATTGGACTAGTTCAGAGGCTTTGAAATGGCTCAAGGAAAATAAAATAAACTATATTTCATTCGAGAAAGCAACGAACGGAAAATCTTTCGATGAAGTAATGAAAAAGAATATTATTACTGATTTAACGATTGAAGATATTGACGAGCCGAAAGGAATAATTAAACTTTATGCAAACGCTTATAATAATTTAGATTCCGATAGAGATATTTCAGAGCCTGGTTGTTTTACCAAAACTTGTCGTGAGAACATTAAACGTATCAAACATTTAAAAGACCACGACTCAAGGCAGTTGTTAGGCTTCCCTATGGAATTCAACACTACCGACCCTTACGGATTATTAGTAACATCAAAAATAAATCTTAATAAAACATTAGGAAGAGATACATTTTCCGATTATAAATTCTTTGCAGAAAATAATAGACCTATCGAGCATTCAATAGGCTATTCAGTAGTTAAATATACTATTGAAAATGCAGAGGATTACACTAAAAGAATTCGCCGAATACAAGAATATAAGCTGTATGAATATAGCACCCTTTCATTTTTAGGAGCAAACGAAAGAAGTATAGCAGTTGAAGCAAAAACAATTTCTTCGCTAACAGCAGACGTGAAATTATTAAGTGAGATGTTAGAGAAAGGCGACTATACAGACGAAAGATTTAAGGAAATAGAAAAAACTATTACCGATATACAAAATAGGATTAAAGAAATGAAAACACTTAATATTGACGAGCCGTCAGACGACACTCCGATAGTTGAGCCGGATTCACTATTTAAAAAGGAAGTAGATTTTTTACAAATTATTAACCAATTAAAAATAAAATAATGGAAAATAAAGAAATACTTGAAGCTTTACAGACAAAAGCACAAGAAATTTTTGATAACTTCAAAAAAGAAGTTACTACAAAAACAGAATTAGAGGCAAAAATTGCTGAAATTTCTAACGAAATCAAAGCTATCAAAGGTTTTGATGATTCAGTCTTGACAAAAGCTATTGCCGACTTAAAAAAACAATCTGATGAAATTGGTATTGAATTATCGAAAGTAAAACAGATTGGTACTAAAATGGAACATCCAAAAACATTAGCCGAAGGTGTAAAAGAGTTTTTGAGTAATCCGGATATTAAATCATACATTGACAACGGAGCGAAAGGCACATCTATTGGAGTTAAAACATTAGTAGATATGACGATGGCAAATGCTGTTACACGCCCTACAACTCCTTACAATCAATTACTAGGTGGCTTGCCTGTTTACGCTCCGGAAAGAAAAATATCAATGACCGATATTATTCCTGTTGGTATGACTGAATCTGAAACGGTTACTTTCAATCAGGAATACGAATTTGAAGATGGAGTTACCACGTTAACTGAAAACCAAGCAACAGGAAAAACATCTTTCAAATTAAGACCAGCAAACTTAACAGCCGGAAGAATTGGAACACATCTGATTGTTTCTAAGCGGATGCTTAAAAATGAAAAATATTTGATGAGTCATATTGCTTCGAGAATACCACAGAAGATTAAGAAAGCCGAAGACACTCAAATATTAAATGGAGCAGGGGCAGGTGCTGACCTTGTAGGATTAATGCAGAATGCAAGTGCTTTCTCTGCTGGTACATTCGCTGGAACTATCGTAGGAGCACAACAGATAGACGTATTACTTGTTGCAATCAGCCAATTAACACAGGGCGAATACCAAGCAAGCGGAATCGTTTTAAATCCTATTGATTCGGCTAAAATCGAATTGATAAAAAATACAACAGAAGACTATACTGGTCAAGTAAAAGCTGTAAGAGGTCAAGACGGTATTTTGAGAATAACTGGTATTCCCGTTGTTGAAACTACTGCCATGACAGCCGGTCAATTCCTTGTTGGTGACTTACGTATGGCTTGTGAATGGTTATTATTCACTCCGCTAACAATGTCGATTTCTGATTCCCATGCTTCTATTTTCTTAAACGATGAAGTATGTATCAATTTTGAAGAAGAACCAGTATTCCCAATTTACAATCCTTTAATGTTTGTAAAAGGAACATTTGCTACTGCAATTACACAGTTGGATAGTGCTGGAAGCTAGTCTTTAATTACATAAAAAAAGAAAGCCTATTAATAAAATAATAGGCTTTTTTTATAATATTATCTATTTAATTATTATATTTGTTTGTGAAAAAAGAGATAATTATAAATCAATTTTTTGGGATTGGGGATGTATTATTTATTGAACCAATAATGAGATATTATTTTCAGCAAGGACATAAAGTCACTGTTCCGATATTATCCAAATATTTAGATATACAAAGAAATATTCCGTATGTTAATTTCGTTGACAAAAATTTTTATAATATAGATTATGAAGAACAAAAAATAATTGAAACAGATAATCATATTATTCTACCAATGAGGTGGAGTAAGGAATATTTTAATAGTCCATTAAAAGAAACCATGAGAAATAAATATAGAATGGTTGGGATAGAATTAGAAGAGTGGCGGAAATTAACATGGTTAAGGCATCGATGGAGAGAAAATAAATTAAAGGAAGTGTTAGGAATAAAACAAGGAGAGAAATTTAATTTAATTAACTGCAATTTTTATAGTTTCGAGAATAGGACTATTAATTTAAATATCAATAATAAATTAAAGAATATAGAGATGAAGTTTATACCTACGTTTAATCTATTGGATTGGTCTGGTATCATTGAAGAAGCGGAGAATATATATACAGTAAATACATCAATTATATTTTTATTAGAGGTGTTGGAATTAAAAGCAAAAGAGATACATTTATATTCAAGGAACGTCAATGGTGTGGATTTCGTTCAAACTAAATATTTACGTTCTAAAAATTATATTTTATATGGATAAGATTATTTTTAAAAACAAAGAGTATCTAGAATTCCAAGCAACAGGCAATGCTTCGAGGTTTGCTATTCCTTTTGCCAAAGAATTTTGTAAAGGAATAGGTTTCGATATAGGTTGTAATAAAAAAGAGTGGGCTTATCCAGAAAGTATTTTAATAGATAAATGTTTGCAAGACGAATGGGAAGCTATGAACTTACCTGATTTCATGGTAGATTATATTTTTTCTTCACATTGTTTAGAACACTTACAATCGTGGGTAGATGCTTTGGATTATTGGACTGAAAGGATAAAAAAAGGAGGCGTTTTATTCTTGTACTTACCACATCGGAGTCAAGACTATTGGTTGCCTTTTAATTGCAGGAAGCATATTCATTATTTTGACCAAGAAATTATTGCGAAGTATTTAGAGTCAAGCGGAAAATATAAGGATATATATGCTTCGGGAGTTGATTTAAACAATTCATTTATCGTTGTAGCAGAAAGATTATGAAAATTGGAATAATCATACCCATTTATAACAGACCAAATTTGGTTAAAAGATGTTTCGATAGCCTTAAAAAAACATTTATTCCAAAAGATTGCACTATTTATTTAGTTGACGATTGTTCAACAGAAAAAGAAATAAAAACATTAATAAAAGGATTTAAATTAGACTGTAATTTAATTAAAGTTTATAATAAAAAGAATAAAGGGATAAACTATAATCTTTTAAAATGGTATGATAAATTATTTAATGACGGTTTTGACTATGTTATATTATTAGGAGCGGATTCTGTTGTAAATAATTATTTTTATGATTATATGACTTATTATTATTCAATATTTCCGAATAATATTATATCAGGTTTTAATACGCTATCATTATCAGAATTAGGAACAGAAAGGCATCCAATTATAGAAAATTATGGATGGTATTGTAATAAATACACATCAGGCTCGTTATGTATGGGAATCAATAAACAAGTATATAACGAATATACAAGGAATTCTTTAAAATATTGTTTAGAAAATAATAAAAAAGCATACGATACAAGATTTACAGCAAAAGCATCAAAAGAAAAGCCATCTGTTATATGTACAGTACCATCAGTAGCTGAACATACAGGAATTGAAGTAAGCACATTAGGGCATAATTATAATCCAGATATTTCGTGCGACTTTAAACCATATATAGAACTAGGAAGAAAGAAGCCTATTACTTTTAATTTCGCAACCTATCCATTAAGACGTGAATGGCTTGAAAAAACTATAAAAAAACTTTTAACAATTAATATTGTTGATAAAATAAGAGTTTATTTGAATGAATATACCGAAGTTCCTGAATTCCTAATCAATGATAGGATTGAATACGTAATAGGATTAGAGAACATTAAGGATACTGGTAAATTTTATTGGATGGAGCAAACAGAAGATGAATACTATTTTACTGCCGATGACGATTTAGAATATAATGAGCAATATATTTTAAAACATATAGAATTATGCGACAAACACAAAGGGGATGCAGTAATTAGTTTACATGGAAAAGTTTTAAATGAGAAGCCAAGCGGATTTACAGATACAAAAGAAAGCTATCATTGTTTAAAAAATCTATATGAAAATAAATTAATTAACTTGCCCGGAACTGGCGTAATGCTAACAGATACGAGCAAGATTAAGATTCCTTTAAAATTTTTCAAATATCATGGAATGACTGATATTTATGTTGGATTATTCTGCCAACAAAATAAAATTAAATGTTTTTGTAGGAAACATTCAGAAAATGAATTATCTTTGATTTATAAAGGCAAAGACACATTATGGAATAAGCAGTTACAGCTAAAACAACAACAGGATGAAGTCCTTCAAACTATTGATAAATGGGTATTGATAGGTGAAGAAAAAAAAGAAATCATTAATAATAAATTAAATATAAAGGAGCAAATAATTATGAAAATAGTTTTAACAAAATCGCATTATAAAAATATTAAATTAGGCGAAGTCGGTCAAATACTTAATGAAGAAGAGTCGGGAGCAAGAGAATTGATTCGTAAGGGAATGGCTAAAGAGTTTACTGAAGACTTAGAAAAAGAATTTGCAAAAATTGAAGCAAAAGAATTAGAAGAAAAACAAAAAGTTATTTCTAATTTTGTCGAGCAAAAAGAGTTTAAGAAAGAGACTATTGAAACGAAAGAATTTAAGCCTATTTTTGATACTAAATTTAAAGATGTATTTGAGAAACGTAAACAACGAATGGAAGAAGCCGGATTTATTTATGATTTAAATACTGATTCATTTTTAAAAGAAAATAAATTCGTGTGTACTTCCGATGAGTTAGTTAATATGGCATCTTTAAAATACGGTAAACTATTAAAAAAATAAATCATGAGTTTTATAAATATAACTGATTTTGTTGGAGAATTTAATATTTCTCAAAACAAATATGCAACGACAGATTACAATGCTATTATTACAGCTACAGAAGAAGCTGTATTGAAAGATTTACTAGGCGAAGATTTATATCTTAAATTGATAGCTGATTTAAATGAATCTTATGTTCCGCAGACAGCTAAATATTTGGAGTTAGTTAATGGAAAAACATATTCTGTTATTAATGGCGATGGTGTTACTGTCAACGTGAATTATCAGGGAATAAAAAAGATGTTGAAGTATTTTACATATGTAGAATTATTGAAACATCAAGAAACAGAAAATACCGAAGTCGGGCAAGTGGAGCCATTACAGAATAATTCGCAGAGGGTAGGGAAGCATAATTTAAGTTTTCTAATATGTAACTCTTATAATAAAGGTCTTGCGTTGTATGGTTATGATATATACAATTATGGCTATCGTAATGCCTTTATAAGCAACTATAACAGCAAACCTAAGAATTATTACAAGTACGATTATTATTTGGAATTAGTGAAAGGAAGTTGTTTTAATTATCTTTATTATTGTTATGAAAATTATGCAACGTATTTTCCTACATGGCAATTTACGCCACGTTGCGAGATGTTATTGAATGGTTATTTATAAGAATATGAAAAAATATAGAATAGATGTTTTTAAATTATGGCTTTGGAATTTCCGTTCTAATGCTGAAAAAAGAGTATGGAAAAAAGGAATAAGACCACCTAAAAACAACAATCATGGCAAGCACTAATGTAGTTAATTTAATAGGAACGATTATAGATTCCTTTCGAGATACGTATGCTATTACAAGCATTACACACGTAGGAACGACTTATACTATTAATACAGCAGATACCAAACGTCTTGCTGTTGGCTCTTATGTATCTATTTCCGGAAATAATTATGAGGTTTTAACTTTAATAGCAAATACAAGTTTTACGATTAGTTCAGCTATTAACGTAATCGGCACATCATGGAAAGCATTAGCCCCTTATTATTTCTATGGAACTCCGATAATGATTTCTAACACATTAGATAAGTATAAAAATTACAAACAGAAATTTCCTGTTATCGTATTGTTTGAAACAATGCCGGCTGTCGTTAATGATGACACTTCATTGAATATAGAAAGAGTTGTTTCATTAGAAATGTATTTTTGTAACAAAGCTAATTTCAAGGACTGGGATAGTTCGGAGTATTATAGTAATGTAATTGATAAAATGCAAACTTATGTGGATGATTTTATTACTAAAATAAGTAATCATAGGCAGATTGGAATACTAGATAAACACAACGAAACGCCTTATTCTAAATGGAATCTAGTAAGATTAGATACTGGGAAAAATGTTTTTAACTCCGAATTATCTGGAATAAAATTAGAAATTGACTTACCTATATTAAAAACTTTAGAATGTGAATCTAATTGAGAAATTAAATAGCACACCTCCGATTTTTGAAAGCAATATCCCTATTGAATACGAACATAACGGATTTAAAGTAATTGAATTATTGGATGTAGGA